CTGGCCCTCGTCCGGCACGAAGGACTCGTGCCCGGACCCTATCTCGATGTGAAACAGGACTGGACCTTCGGCATCGGCCACACGGCCGCGGCCGGGGCGCCCGATCCGGCCACCATGTCGCGCGGCATGCCCGCCGATCTCGATGCGGGGATCCGCGAGGCGTTCAGGGTCTTCCGGGCCGACCTAGCGCGCTACGAGGCCGCCGTCCTGCGCGCCGTGAAGGTTCCGTTGGCTCCGCACGAGTTCGATGCGCTGGTCAGCTTCCACTACAACACCGGCGGCATCGCGAAGGCCGCACTGACCCGGCACCTCAACGCCGGCAATCGCGTTGCAGCCGCCGACGCGTTTCTCAACTGGCGGCGACCGGCCTCGATCATTCCGCGCCGGGAAGCCGAGCGCGACCTGTTCCGCCACGCCCGCTATCCCGGCGGCACGATCCCTGTCTGGTCCGTGGACCGCACGGGCCGGGTGGACTTCTCGCGGCCGATTCGTCGCCTGACCGAGGATGAGGCTCTGGCCTTGGCTCGCGGGCCGTCGCCGCTGCCGAGGCCGCCGGTCCTCGATCCTGCGCCCGACGCGCCGACTGGCTGGCTCGTTCGGCTGGCCGCCTTCTTCTCCACCCTGATCCGGAGGGCCTGACTCATGCGCTACCTTCGCCCCAGCTCCTTGACCTGGTGGGCAGGGCTTCTCGCTCTGCTGACCGGCATCGCGTCCATCGCACTGCCCGCCACCGGGCCGCTCGGCGAACTGTCCCGTCTCGTCGCGCTGCTGGCGGGTTCGGGCGATGCCTCGCCCGCGGGGCTCATGTTCCTCGGTCTCGGCCTGATCGGCCTGCGCGACCGGATCGAGCGCGGGTTCCGCGGCGATGCTTGAGTTTCTCGCAGGTCTGGTCGTGGGCGGCTGCCTCGGGGTCTTCGTCGCAGCCCTCTGCGTCGCCGCCGCCCGCGGGGAGCGGGACGATGGCTGATCTCCTGATCTGGCTGGTTGCGGTGCTCGGCGCGGTAGGGGGCGTGGTTTTCGGCCGGGTCTGGGGCCGCGTCGAAGGGAAGCGCACGGGCAAACGGGAGGCGGAACGTGATGCCATTGAAGACAAGAGCAAGCGCGTCGAACGCGGGCGCGACGCGGTTCGCGATGGCCGCGGCGCTGGCGATCCTGCTGACCGGCTGCGCCGCAACGATGGGAACTGGTGACGCGGGCTGCGCCTCCTATGCCGAGGCGAGACTCGCCCGGCCGGCCGCCGAGACCGTCGCGGAGGTTCCGCCGGACTGGGCGGACTGGATCGCCGATCTCGACGACCGCATGACGGGAACCTGCCGATGAAATCCCTCTCGCCCGCCCTGCAGACCCATCTCGACGACGGCACGACAACCCTTGCCTGGTGCTGGCGGATCACCCGCGCCGACGGCGTGAGCTTCGGCTTCACCGATCACGACCGGACGCTCAGCTTCGATGGCACGGATTTCGAGCCAGAGAGCGGGCTGACGGCGTCCGAGGTGCGCTCGGGCTCGGACCTGTCGGTCGATGCGCAGGACGCGGAAGGCGTGCTGACCTCGGACCGGATCACCGAGACCGACATCCTCGACGGCCGCTGGGACAACGCCGAGGTGGAGGTCTGGCGGGTGAACTGGGCGGACACGGGTCAGCGCGTGCTGATGCGCCGCGGGGCCATCGGCCAGATCCGGCGTGGGCGGCTCGCTTTCGTCGCCGAGGTGCGCTCGCTCGCCCATGTGCTTGGCCAGACAGTCGGGCGAACCTTTCAGGCGACCTGCGATGCCGCGCTCGGCGACGCGCGCTGCGGGGTCGATCTGGAGGACCCAGCCTACAAGGGCACCGGTGCCGTCATCGATCTCCTCCGCGACCGCGCCTTCACCGCTTCGGGCCTCGGCGGCTTCGCCTCCGGCTGGTTCACTTTCGGCACGCTGGACTGGACGAGCGGTGCGAACGCCGGACGACGCACCGAGGTTTTGGGCCATGACGTGACGGACGGCATCGCCATCCTGACCCTGCTCGAGGCCCCGGTGCGGGCCATCGCCGAGGGCGATGCCTTCACCATCCGTGCGGGCTGCGACAGGCGCATGGAGACCTGCGGGGCCAAGTTCGCGAACGTCGCAAACTTCCGGGGTTTCCCGCACATCCCCGGCCAGGATGCGGTCCTGCGCTACGCCACCAAAGATGGCGGCCACGAAGGGTCCGTGTTGTGATCACCGCCGATCCCACCGGCGTCGTCGCCATCGCACGGGCCTGGCTCGGCACGCCGTATCACGACCAGGCGAGCCTCCGGGGCGTCGGTTGCGACTGCCTCGGCCTCGCGCGAGGCGTCTGGCGCGACGTCGTCGGCCCCGAGCCGTTCCCGATCCCGCCCTACAGCCGCGACTGGGGCGAGACCGGACCGATCGAGGTGCTGGCCGAAGGCGCCCGGCGCATAATGCCGGAGATCGATCCAGGCGCGGCAAAGCCCGGCGCGCTTATCCTCTTCCGCATGCGCCCGCGCGCGATCGCGAAGCACGTCGGGATCCTCACGGCGGCCGACCGCTTCATCCACGCCTACGAGCGGCTCGGCGTGATCGAGGAACCGCTGACGCAAGCCTGGCGGCGGCGCATCGCCTTCGCCTTCCTGTTTCCGCAACGCTGAGACCCGACCATGGCCACCCTCGTTCTCGGCGCGGCCGGCGCCGCCATTGGCGGTTCGATCGGCGGCGCGATCCTCGGCGTCAGCGCCGCGACCATCGGCGGCTTCATCGGCTCCACCATCGGCTCGGTCGTCGACAGCTGGATCATCTCGTCGCTGGCGCCGACGCAGCGCATCGAGGGCGCGCGGCTCGACACGCTGCGCATCACCTCCGCCACCGAAGGCGCCATCATCCCGCGGCTCTACGGCCGCATGCGCATCGGCGGCAACATCATCTGGGCGACCGACTTCCGTGAAGAGACGAAGACCACGACGCAAGGCGGCGGCAAGGGTGGCGGCGGCGGGAGGGTCCAGACGACCGAGTATCTGTACTATGCCAGTTTCGCGGTCGCCCTTTGCGAAGGCCCGATCACCGGCATCGGCCGCATCTGGGCCGACGGCAAACCACTCGACATGACCGGTGTGACCTGGCGCTGGTATCCCGGCAACGAGGCGCAAGCGGCCGATCCGTTCATCGCTGCGAAGATGGGGGCCGCCAACACGCCCGCCTATCGCGGCACCGCTTATGTCGTATTCGAGGAACTGCCGCTTGCCACCTACGGCAATCGCCTGCCGCAGCTGTCCTTCGAGGTGTTCCGTCCGCTCGCGGATCCCGACACCGCCGAGGGGCTGGTGAAGGCCGTGACCATGATCCCCGCTTCGGGCGAATTCACCTATGCGACCGAAGCCGTCCGGAAGACCGTGGGCGCCACGACCACCGTCTTCGGCCAGACCACGGGCGGGACGACCTCGGCTGAGAACCTGAACGCGCTGCCCGACGAGACCGACATCGTCGTGGCTCTCGATCGGCTGCAGGCCATGGCCCCGGCTGTCGAGAGTGTCAGCCTGGTCGTCGCCTGGTTCGGCAACGATCTGCGCGCGGGCAACTGCACGATCAAGCCTGGCGTCGAGGTGGCGACGAAGGTCACCAACCCCAAGACCTGGACGGTCAACGGCGTGGGGCGGGCAAATGCGCATCTGGTGAGCCGTGACACCGAGGACCGTCCGGTCTACGGCGGCACGCCTGCGGATTTCGCAGTGGTGCAGGCGATCCGCGAGATGAAAGCGCGGGGGCTGCGGGTGACCTTCTACCCCTTCCTGCTGATGGACGTGCCGCCCGGCAACACGCTGCCGAACCCGTATTCGAACAACGCCGCCACGCCGGGCCAACCGTCATTTCCCTGGCGCGGGCGTATCACCTGCTCCCCAGCGGCAGGTTTCGCAGGGACCGCTGACAAGACCGCCGCAGCGGCGACGCAGGTCTCGGCCTTCTTCGGCGCGGCCACACCGGCGCAGTTCGCGATCTCCGGCGACACCGTCAGCTGGACCGGACCCACCGGCGATTGGGGCCTGCGCCGGATGATCCTGCACTACGCCCATCTCTGCGCGGTCGCGGGCGGGGTCGACGCCTTCCTGATCGGCACCGAGATGCGGGGGCTGACCACCATCCGCTCCAGCGCCAGCGCCTATCCGGCCGTCACCGCCTTCAAGGCGCTGGCGGCAGACGTGAAGACCATCCTCGGGCCGGGCACCAAGGTTGGCTATGCTTCCGACTGGTCCGAGTATTTCGGCCACCAACCGGGCGACGGCACGGGAGACGTCTATTTCCACCTCGATCCGCTCTGGTCGGACGCCAACATCGATTTCATCGGCATCGACAACTACATGCCGCTCTCGGACTGGCGCGACGGCTTCGACCATGCCGATGCTCTCGAGGGCTGGCCCGCGATCCATGACCGTGCCTACCTGCAGGCGAACATCGCGGGTGGTGAAGGCTTCGACTGGTTCTACGCCTCTGCCGCCCACCGGTCGTCGCAAATCCGCACCCCCATCACGGACGGTGCTGCAGGCAAACCCTGGGTCTTCCGCTACAAGGATCTGAGCGCCTGGTGGTCGAATGCCCACTTCAACCGCCCGGGCGGGGTGGAAAGCGGCACGCCCACCGCATGGGTGCCGCAATCGAAGCCGGTCTGGTTCACCGAACTCGGCTGCCCCGCCATCGACCGGGGCACCAACCAGCCCAATGTCTTCTTCGACCCGAAGTCGTCCGAGAGCTTCACGCCCTACTTCTCGCGGGGTTGGCGCGATGACGCCATCCAGCGCGCCTATCTGGAGGCCAGCTATCGCTGGTGGGGCGAGGGCGCGAACAACCCGACCTCATCCGTCTACGGCGGCCGGATGGTGCATGTGCCGGAATGCGCCGCATGGACCTGGGATGCGCGGCCCTATCCGTTCTTTCCGGAACTGAACGGCATCTGGACGGACGGGCCGAACTGGCGGCTTGGCCACTGGCTGACCGGGCGGCTGGGCGCGGTGTCGCTGGCGGCCCTTGTGCGCCACCTCTGCCTGCGCGCTGGGCTCGATGAGGCGTTGATCGACGTCACCGGCCTCTGGGGTGCAGTCGAGGGCTATGTGATCGGCGCGCTGGAAAGCCCTCGGGCATCGATTTCCACCTTGGCCCGGCATTTCGGCTTCGATGCCATCGAGACCGAGGGGGTCATCCGCTTCGTCATGCGCGGCCGCGCCTCGGTCGTCACGCTGGCCATCGACGATCTTGTCGCCTCTCGCGAAGGCGAGGTCTTTGAGCTTACTCGGGGCCAGGAGACCGAACTGCCGCAGGCGCTGAAGTGGCAGGTCGCACGCGCAGACGAAGATTACGATGCGGCGTTGGTCGAGGCGCGAAGAATCACAGTCGACACCACCCGCATCGCCTCCGAGTCTTTCCCGATGGCCATCCCGCCCGAAGAGGCGGAACGCCGCTGCCGCCGCGCGCTGATGGAGGCGTGGGTCGGCCGGGAAAGCGCCACCTTTCGCCTGCCACCCTCGCGGCTGGCCCTCGATCCAGCCGACGTGATCCGGCTTGCGCATGACGGCCGGGAGCTCGAGTTCCGCCTGGTCTCAGTCGCCGACGCCGAGGCGCGCGGGATCGAGGCAGTCCGCCAGGACCGGGCCGCCTACGATCTGCCGCCCGGCGATCCGCGGCCCGCATCGCTCGCCAGCCCCGTCGTCTTCGGCACGCCGGAGGTGGTTATGCTGGACCTTCCACAGATCAGCGAGGACCAACCCGCCCATCGCCCCCTGATCGCCGCCCATGCCAGCCCTTGGCCGGGCGAGATCGCGGTGTTCCGCAGTGCGTCTACCGACGGGTTCAACCTCCTGACCACCTTCGGCACTCGAGCCCGGATCGGCACGCTGGCCTTCGACGTCTTTCCCGGCCCCACTTCGAGGATCGATCTGGGCAACGCGCTGGTCGTCGATCTCCTGTCCGGAACGCTGGAAAGCGTGACCGACGTCGCGCTGTTCGGCGGGGCGAACGCACTGGCGGTCGAGAGTGCCGCTGGTCAATGGGAGATCGTCCAAGCGGGCGCGGCCGAACTGATCGCCCCCGGCCGGTACCGGCTTACCCGCCTCCTGCGCGGCCAGCGCGGGACGGAACACGCGATGGGCAACCCGGCCCCCGCCGGGGCTCGGGTTGTGGTCCTGGATACCGCGCTGTCCTCCCTGCCCATCGCCGAGGCCGATCTCGAACTGCCGTTGAACTGGCGGGTTGGCCCGGCCGCGCGGGCGGTCAGCGACGCGAGTTACGCCGCGCTGGGCTTCACCCCGACCGGGCGTGGCCTTGTTCCCTTCGCGCCGGTCCATGTCGAACAGCCGTGGCGAACGGCGCGCGCACCCGGCGACCTGACCATCCGCTGGACGCGCCGGTCCCGCGCGCTGGTCGCCGATGCCTGGGAGCAGGTCGAGGTGCCCTTGGCAGAGGACCTGGAAAGCTACGACGTCCAGATCCTCGACGGCGCTGCGATCAAACGCACGCTGACCAGCAGTACGCCCTCCGTCCTCTACACCGCCGCGCAACAGACCGCCGACTGGGGCGCGTTACTCGGCCCCGGCCAGTCGCTGGCGATCCGCATCTTCCAGCTCTCGAACCGCCTCGGCCGCGGCACGCTTGCGACCGTGACCCTCCAGTTCTGACGGGATTTCCCATGTCCGACACCACAACCCATCTGGGCCTGCCCTATCTTCTGGCGGCGCAGGCGCAGAAGCATGTCACCCACAACGAGGCGCTGCGCCTGCTCGACGCCATGGTACAGCTCTCGGTCCTCGACCGCACGCGCACCGCGCCCCCGGCCAGCCCCGCCGACGGCAACCGGCACCTCGTGGCCGCGGGCGCCACCGGCCTCTGGGCGGGGTGGGACCTGAACATCGCCTTCTGGGTGGACGGCGCGTGGATCCGGCTGGTGCCGCGCACCGGCTGGCTGGTCTGGGTCGCGGCCGAGGGCGTGTTCCTCGTCTGGAGCGGCAGCGTCTGGGAGGTCGTGGGCGAGCCGCGCGACGTCTCGGACGCGGTCTTCAGCCTCGTGAACGATGCCGATCCGACGAAGAAAGCCACCTTCTCGCTGGCGGGGATCAGCACCGGCACCACGCGGAGTTTTACCCTGCCGAACACCTCGTCCGAACTGGCGATCCTCGCTGGCACGCAGACCTTCTCCGGCAACAAGACCTTCTCAGGGACGCTCACGGCGTCCGGGACCGTGACGGTCTCCGCAGCCAGCGCCTCGATCGGCACGGCGACGACGACCGCGACCTATGGCATGGGCACCGGCGCCACGACGACGGGCGTCACCAAGACCGTGAACATCGGCACGGGCGGCGCCTCCGGATCGACCACCGTCGTGAACATCGGCTCGGCCACCGCCGGGGCCGGGGGCACCACGGTGGTGAACACGCCGACCGTCACCTTTGCTAATACAGTGACACAGGTCGGCATGCCTCAGGCGAACCTGACCGCGCAGCTCTTGGGCCTTGGCGGGGCGACCGCGGATAGCTTCAACCGGCTCTCGATCAATACACCGGCCGCTTTGTTGAACAACGCAGGCGCCGGGATCGAGGCGACCGTGAACAAGGCCGCTGCCGGGAACGATGCCGCCTTCGCTTTCAAGACCGGCTTCTCCGCCCGAGCCCTGATTGGCCTTTTGGGCAACGACGATTTCAGCTTCAAGGTCAGCCCGGACGGGTCGGCCTTCTTCGATGCGATCAGGATCGACCGAACCAGCGGCCAGTTGGAACTGCCGCAGCCCACGGTCTTGCCAGGTCTGGCCGCAGCGCCATCGCCGCCGCCCGCAGGCAAGGCCGCCCTCTATGCGCGCAACCGCGCCGGGGCGCCGTGGATCGACGTGATGCGCCCCTCGGGGCGGGACTTTCCGCTCCAGCCGCATTTCGGGGTGAACCGGATCGCGACTTGGTCTCCTTCGGTCACCACGACCATCACCACAGAAGGCATGCCGATCACCTCGGTCGGCACGGTTTCGCACCCGACACTGGCCGCAACCAACTTGGCCGCCTCAATGCGCCGCTGGCGGCTGACTTCAGCGGCCGTCGCGGACTCGGTCGCCGACCAGCGATCCGCAGGCTGGGCCTGCTGGCGCGGCAACGCCGCGGGCCTCGGCGGTTGGACCTTCGTGACGCGGATCTCGCTGACCACCCTGCAGGCGACCGGGATGGCGTTCTTCGGCCTCTATGGATCGACGGCCGCGCTGGCCACCACCCTGACGCTGGCCGCCGTCATCAACTGCATCGGCATCGGCTTCCAGCGCGGCACGCACACCCGCTGGCAGCTGGTCGCGAACGACGGCACCGGCGCACCGACCCTGACCGACATGGGGGCGAGTTTCGCCATCGCCACGGGCGGCGTGCTGACCCTGTTCATCGCGGCACCGCCGAACGGCAGTTCCGTCTGGGTGCGCGTGGTCGATGAAGTGTCCGGCGCGGTGTTCGAGCAGGAGATCACCGCTGACCTGCCCGCCGCGACACAGTTCCTGTCGCCGCGGCTGTTCCTGAACACCGGCGCGACAGCGGCAGCGGTCGCGTTCGACTGCGCCGCGGTCTATCTGGAAACTGATTTCTGA